CAAAGAACTCAAGGTCTTCATTATAGGAATTTAGAATTTACACCTGAGATAACTGGTAACAATGCTTATGTATTTGATGGTACTGGCATTAATTATCCAATGGCGCGATTCACGGCCCGTGAAGGTAATTTATTTGGAAAAAATGGTGACGAAGTAAGTGACTATATAAATGATGCTCTTAAAAAACTTGATATTAATGAAACTGATAACTTCTCTAGTATATTTAGAGTTCAATCTGACTTTTTAAATGAAGTATCTAGTGAAGGCAATGGTTTTTTCGATCCTAAAAAAGTGGCTGTACTTACTAAAAAACTACTTAGATACAATAATCTTGTAGATGAAATTAATCCAATTATTGCTAAAAACCCAAATCGTGAAGCAAGCAGAAAACTTATAAACGATATATTAAAAGATACTTTTAATTCAATAAAAGCTGATGTCCCTGTATCATTTAGATTAGATCCAGAAGATATATCAAGAATTACAGGCAAACCTTTTATTGATTCTTTAAATAAAACTCCAGAAGATATATTTTATACCATGAAAGACGGTAAACAAACATACATTGATGTTCCTGGTGATGATTTATCTTTATCTAAAGCATATTTTGAAGATTTAATTACGGGCCCTAGTGCTGAATATGGATTAAAAGATGGTGTAAGAATACTTAAAAGAGCAATAATACCTAAGGCAGATGCAAATATTGGGAATAAATTTAAAATAGATCCTTATTTTGAAAAGACTACTAGTAATGAAATGAAGTTACCTGTGAGAGCTAATGTTTTAGAAGCATATAAGGCAGGTAAAACAGGTATACACATAGGCCCTAGACAAGCGGTTATGGAAGGGGGTAGAAAAAACATTGTTGAAAAGTACACCAGAGGCGAAAAAGAAATACAAAAAATACTTAATGAGCTTGGTCTAGGCAATAAAAAAGGAATTACTACACGTATTACAGACACAGGCACTGAGTTTGATGGTACTTACCTCAAATTTACTGACGAGCTTAAAAAAGCCATTGAAGAACAAGGTATTAACGCATTTAAAGACGGTGGGCCTGTAGATATTGACAACATGCTATCTAAATTATGAACTTAGCCCATCTATCAGATCAAGAGATAAAAGAAACCTTAGTTCTTAAAGAACGCCTTGAGCTATTAAAAATACAAAAGAGTTGCCAGGATAACTTCTTAGACTATGTTGAGTATATGTGGCCAGAGTTTATTTGTGGCCGTCATCATAAGATATTTGCGCAAAAGCTAGAAGATGTGGCTAATGGCAAGATTAACCGTCTTATTGTTAATATGCCACCGCGTCATACCAAGTCAGAGTTTTGTTCTACTTATTTCCCTGCTTGGATCATGGGTAAGCAGCCAAAACGTAAAATTATGCAGACAACCCATACAGGGGAACTAGCCGTAAGGTTCGGTAGAAAAGTTAGAAACATGATGGATACTGAAGAGTATAAAAGAATTTTTACAGACGTAGAGTTAAAAGCCGACAGTAAATCTGCTGGTCGTTGGGAAACAGATAAAGGTGGCGAATACTTTGCTGCTGGTGTTGGAGGTGCTATCACAGGGCGTGGTGCGGATCTTCTTATTATTGATGACCCACATTCAGAACAAGACGCTCTTAGTCCTAGTGCTTTGGAATCTTGTTGGGAATGGTATACCTCTGGCCCTAGACAGCGTTTACAGCCGGGTGGAGCCATTATTTTGGTTATGACTCGTTGGAGTTCCATAGATCTAACTGCGAAGCTTTTAGACGCACAAAAAGAATCAGCCGCAGATCAGTGGGAAATAGTAGAGTTCCCTGCTATTTTTCCAGAAACAAACAATGCCTTATGGCCTGAGTTCTGGGCTATAGAAGAATTAAATAAAGTAAAAGCTTCTTTGCCTGTACAAAAATGGAATGCTCAGTGGATGCAAACACCAACCTCTGAAGAGGGATCTATTGTTAAACGTGAATGGTGGAATTTATGGGAAGGAGATACCTTGCCACCTGTTAGCTATATCATACAAAGCTACGATACTGCCTTTTCTAAAAAAGAAAACGCTGACTACTCTGCTATATCCACATGGGGCATATTTAAACCCACTCCTGATTCACCCGACTGTATTATGTTGCTTGATGCCCAGAAGGGACGTTGGGACTTTCCTGAACTAAAACGCATAGCTTATAACGAATATAAATACTGGGAACCAGATATGACGCTCATAGAAGCAAAGGCATCTGGAACACCTCTTACTCATGAATTAAGAAGATTAGGAATACCGGTAGTTAACTATTCTCCTACTAGAGGTCACGACAAATCTACAAGAATGCACTCGGTTGCTCCTATCTTTGAATCTGAGTTAGTCTACGCACCACAAAAGAAATTTGCCGAAGAAATGATTGAAGAATGCGCTGCATTCCCTTTTGGCAAAAATGATGATTTATGTGATACCATGACCCAAGCTCTCATGAGATTTAGAGAAGGTGGATTAGTTTCTCTTGACGATGACTATTCCAATGAAGAAAAAGCACCAGTTAGAAGGGTATATTATTAATGGCAATAGAAAAAGATATAAATCCAACAGTTCTTAACGAAGAAAATCAAATTTCCCTTGGTGATGAGGGTATGGAAGTAGCACTTGCTGCTATTGAAGAAGTAGGCATGGATGATTTTGTTATGCAAGAAGATGGTAGTGCAATACAAGAATCTACCATGCAAGATCAGATAGAAACTGGATTTGATGAAAACTTAGCTGAAGCTATGGATGATAGGGATTTAAGTAAGATTTCTAACGAACTTATGGATGGCATTGAGAAAGACAAGTCATCACGTCAAGACTGGGAAAATACATATACAGATGGTTTAAAGTACCTCGGCATGAAGGTTGACGATGAAAGGTCTGAACCTTTTGCAGGAGCGTCAGGTGTTGTTCATCCATTATTAGGTGAAGCTGTCACAACCTTCCAAGCTCAAGCTTACAAAGAATTACTACCCTCTGGTGGGCCCGTTAAGACACAAGTTATTGGTGCCTATGATTCTGCTGTAGAAGAACAAGCACAAAGAGTTAAAGAATTTATGAACTATCAAATAACGCATGTTATGGAAGAGTTTGATGAAGAATTAGATCAGATGTTGTTTTATCTACCACTTGCAGGTTCTGCATTTAAAAAAGTTTATTATGATGAATCAATAGGCAGGGCTGTATCTAAGTTTGTAGCTCCTGAAGATTTAATAGTTCCTTACTACACAACTGATTTAGAATCTTGCCCTAGAATTACAAACGTAATTAAGATGCCAGAGAATGAAGTTAAAAAGTTACAAGCTTTAGGTTTCTATAAGAAAGTTGATGTTGACATGGGCGGTGACAATCAAATTTATTCTGAAGCAACAGAAGAAATAAATAAATTATCAGGCATGGAGCCTTCTTACGATAATGGAGAAATATCATTATTGTATGAAGTGCATTGCAATTTAGAGCTTGATGGTTTTGAAGACATTGGAGACGATGGAGAATCTACTGGTGTAAAGCTACCCTACATAGTAACTCTTGATACAGGGTCTAGTGAGATATTATCTATTCGTAGAAACTTTAAAGAAGAAGATCCTTTAAAAAATAAAATAGAATACTTTGTACACTTTAAATTCCTTCCCGGTTTAGGATTCTATGGGTTTGGTTTGACACACATGATAGGTGGCTTATCTAAGGCTTCTACTTCTATTTTAAGACAGCTTATAGATGCTGGTACTTTAGCTAATTTACCTGCTGGGTTTAAAACTCGTGGTATTAGAATTAGAGACGAAGATACTCCAATACAACCAGGTGAATTTAGAGATGTTGACGCCCCAGGCGGATCATTAAGAGAATCAATACAACCTCTACCCTTTAAAGAGCCAAGCGGAACATTGCTTAATCTACTGGGAATATTAGTAGACGGCGGTAAGAAGTTTGCATCTATTGCTGAAATTAATACAGGACAAGGCAATCCAAATGCACCTGTAGGAACAACTTTAGCTTTACTAGAAAGATCTACAAAGGTTTTGTCTGCAATACATAAAAGATTACATAACTCTCAAAAGAAAGAATTTAGATTATTAGCCAAAGTGTTTAAGGAATACTTGCCTGAAGAATATCCTTACGCTATAGCTGGTGGTGACGCAAAAATAAAATTACAAGATTTTGATGAAAGAGTGGATATAATTCCTATATCTAATCCAGACATATTTAGTCAGTCCCAAAGAATTGCTATGGCTCAAGAGATGATGCAGTTAGTGCAATCAAATCCAGAAGTACATGGCCCTCAAGGAATATACGAATCTTACAAAAGGATGTATGCGGCTATAGGAGTAGACAATATAGATAAAATATTAACACCTCCGCCTTCAACAGAGCCTACTCCTCTTGAAGCAGGTTTTGAAAATAATAAATTGTTATTAGGTCAACAAGCTCAAGCTTTTCCTCAACAGAATCATGATGCTCATATAATAATACACATGGCTATATTGAACACACCTCCAGTGCAAATGAACGCACAGGTTCAAGCATTAATACATTCACATATTATGCAACATTTACAAATGAAGGCTGATGGATTGGCTGAACAGCAAATGCCACCAGAAGCTATGCAACAATTCCAGCAGTTGCAACAGCAGTCACAACAAGCGAACCCAGAAGAGGCACAACAGATGGCACAGCAAGCAGGCGATATACTTGCACAGTTCTCTGCTCCTATCATGGCTGAGCTTATTACTGAGTACAGTCAGAAAGTTTCAGATCCTAGTGATGAAGATCCTTTGGTTGCTATTAGAAAACAAGAACTTGCACTTAAAGGACAAGAGTTATCTATGGAGCAACAACAGTTCTTACAAGAAGAAAAACGTAAAGCTTTAGATGCTCAAAGAAGGGTTAATGTAGACAAAGAAAGAATAGGATCTATGGAAGATATTGCAGACTTAAGAGATGAAACTGCAAGAGCAAGACTAGAACAACAGGCACGTTTTAAAATGTTAGAAATGCAAAATCAAAAATAAACCTTGCAAAATTAAAAATCACACAACATAATAAAACACATGTATAAAAGAACAGACATAAGTCAACAAAAAACACCAAAAGTATTAAAAAATAAAAACAGTTATAGTAATAAAGGCAACGCGTCTTTAAAGACTAATGCTGGTACTTTTTCAACAAGCACAACACCTAAACCTGGAATGGGCAAAGGTAAGTGTAGAGGAATGGGCGCTGCCGAATTTGGCGGTAAGTTTTCAGGCATTTATTAATGTCGTCAGTTTGGCTTGCTGAAAAGTTTTTAAAAGAACTTGAAGGCAGAAGAGAAGATACTAAGGATGCTATGTTATCTGGATGTAAAGACTTCTCTCAGTATGAATTTCTGCGTGGGCGTTACAGTTCTCTAGCTGATGCAGAAAATATTTTTAGAGAGCTGCTAGGAAAAATACAACAAGATGACGAAGATTCACATACCTGATCACGTAGCTAAAGCTATAGAATCAGAAAAAAAACCAGAACCCAAACAAGCAACTCCAGTACCAGAGAGTAAAGAAAATGATGTTTATGTCAAAGAATCAGCTCGAGTCTTAGACCCTACATTATTAGATAAAAGTTTTTTAGATCGTATGCCTCAACCAACAGGTTGGAGGATACTAATACTACCTTATAAAGGTAAAGCAGTCACAGAAGGCGGAATCCACCTAGTTCAATCAACCGTAGATAGAGAATCTTTAGCTACAGTTGTTGGGTATGTGGTAAAAATGGGCCCTGATTGCTATGCGGATGCAAACAAGTTTGCTGAACCATGGTGTCAGGAAAAACAATGGGTATTGATAGGTAGATATTCTGGTGCTCGCTTTAAGTTGGGTGATGAATCTGAATGCAGGATCATTAACGATGACGAAGTGATAGCTACTATAATGGATCCTGACGATATTCTTGCAGTATAAGGAGCAAAAAATGGCAGAAGAAAACGCAAAATTAGTAGAAGAAATAGAAGAAGGTCAGATTGTTGAAATTGATCCGATTGAGGATGACACACCTAAAACACAAATTCCTATGGAATCTGTTGATGAGGTAGCTCAAGAACAAATAGAAAATGTTTCTGATACACCAGAAGAAAAACAAGAAGAAGAGTTAGAAGATTATTCTAAAAGCGTACAAAAAAGAATAAACAATTTAACTAGAAAGCTAAGAGAAGCAGAGAGAGGTCAAGAATCTGCATTCGAGTATGCACAGAAGACTTCTTTTGAAAATCAACATCTTAAACAAAAAAGCTCAAACTTAGATAGATCTTATTTAATGGAAGCAGAGAACAGGCTTAAGTCTCAAAAACAACAAGCTATGTCTGCATTAAAGTCAGCACACGAAGTGCAGGACTACGATAAGGTTGCTAAAGCTCAAGACGTTTTATCAAAGATAGCTGTAGAAGAGAACAAAGTTTCTACATCAAAGATGGCTATACAAAGACAAGTTCAAGAACAACCGATACAACCTCAACCTGCGCAACAACAATATTCGCAACAACTTCCACAATATCAAGCCCCACCAACGCTAGACGCTAAACAAGAAAAGTGGGTAGATGAAAATGGTTGGTTTGGAGATGATCAGATTATGACACTTGCAGCTTTTGCAATAGATCAAAATTTAATTGCAGAAGGATTTAGTCCACAGACTGATCAATACTATAGTGAAGTTGATAAAAGACTAAGAAAAGAATTTCCGCAAAAGTTTGACGAGCCTTCCAATCAAGTGAAGCCTCAACAAAAGGTGGCTTCAGCAGGCAGGATGGCTGGTAATACTAGCTCAAAAAGACAAGTTAAGTTGTCGCCAGCAGAAGTGCAAATGGCAAAAAGATTAAACGTACCCTTAACAGAGTACGCAAAATATGTTAAAAGGTAATAGTTATGACAGAAAATGACAATAAAGATTTAAACAGAGCCTCGCGCTCTGCCGACACTCGAGCTAAAAAAGAAGCTCGCAAACCATGGAGCCCGCCATCAACGTTGGACGCTCCTCCTGCACCTGAAGGTTATACTTACAGGTGGATCAGAGCCGAAACTTTAGGCGTTGAAGATCATAAAAATTTAACTGCAAGATTGAGCGAAGGTTTTAACCTAGTTCGAGCTGAAGAGTTAGATGATTCTCAACAAGATCGATACGATACCCTAAAGCAAGGAAGACACACAGGAGTAGTTGCACGTGGTGGTTTGCTATTGGCCAAGATTCCAAATGAAACTCGTGAAGAGAGGAACTCCTACTATAATTCACGTGCCAAGACACAGCAAGACGCTGTTGATAACGATATGATGAAGGAATCAGACCCAAGTTCTCCGATGTTAAATCCTCAGAGATCAAGCAAAGTAACTTTTGGTGGTGGTCAGCGAAGTTGATCATCAATACTTAATAGAATTATAAATTATAAGGTGACTTATTATGGCTAACAAAGATGCCCCATTTGGAGCAAGACTTGTAGGTAAATTAGGTTCTGGCGTTGCCAACGGTGGTACAACAGAATATAAGATAGCTACAGGAGCTTCGGGGAATATTTTTTCAGGCGA